GCGCCCCTGAGAGCCCGATTCAAGGCGCGGGTGGTTTTTTATGGCGGCTCCGTGGTGGAGTTCGGTTTTGGCGCCCCCACCGGCACCACGGCGCAGATCCCGAATGGCGCAGTATGGCGTTACACGTCAACCGGAACCGTTGTTCCGGTTCTATGCACCAACGGGTCCGACGTGGTACAGGGCACAGATGTTTCCGGCCTGCTCAATGCGACGAACTACTACGTCTTCGAGGTCGTCGTCACCGATCAGGATTGCGTTTTCTCGATCTACTCGGCCGGCCTGCTGATCACACAGCAGACGCTTTTCGTGCCGGCCGCGCAGCCCTTGACGTGGGCCGTCACGCATCTGCCGGTGTTCACCCGCCTATACACGATCTCCGCGCCTTCCTCAGCGCCCTACGTTTACCTGCGGGACACGCTGGTACAGACGTTTGACCTTGCGGGCAACGAGCCCTGGACGCACCAGTTGGCTGGCACCGGCCTGGGCGGCGAGGTAAGCCCTACCGCTTTCTCACAAACCTCGAACTGGTCAAATTCAGCCGCGCCGTCGAACGCCGCCCTCTCCAACACCGCCGCGGGATACACCACTCTCGGCGGGCAGTTCGGTTTTGCGGCTGTCGCCGGGGCGGCCACGGATTACTGCCTGTTCGCCTTCGCCGTGCCCGCGCCATACAGCTTCTTCCTGACGGGGCTGCACATAACCGCATACAACACCGGCGCTGCCGGGGCGACAACGCCGACGCTGCTGGCCTGGGGAGCGTTCTGCCAGTCAGGCGGCGCGTCCCTTGCCACCGGCACCTGCATCCGCGTTCCGCTGGGCGCGCAGTATTTTCCCGTCGGCGCCGCGATCGGGCAATGCGCTGACAAAGACCTTGACATCACGCTCGATCCGCCGCTGCGCACCGATGGGAACAAGTATGTGGGCATCATACTGCGCATGCCGGTGGCGACGGCCACCGCCTCGCAGGTGATCCAAGGCAGCGTATTGATGAAGGGCTACTTTGAATGAGGGCCGCGTGACAGACGTTGGCGGTTTTCCACCCGAGGTGAAGGTAGCGTTGTCGGGCGGCCCTTTCTCCGGCCAGACCGTTTTCTGGCCGGAAGGGAAAAAGGAGATGTGGTTCAACAAGGACGCCAGTGACGTGTGGGCTCAATACACGCTGGCGCCGGATGACAATACCAGGGCACTGTTCGCACATTTCGAGATTGCATGAGAAAGAAAGATGATCGACATCGATGTGAGGCCGGTGGCCGCCGCGATAGCGACTGTTGGAGCCCCTGCCATCCTGCGGCGGGTATTCGCCGGCGGCCGGACCGACGTTGCCGTTCGCGCTGTCATCCGGGGCTACAAACCGCAAGAGCTGATCGGCGGCATCGTCCAGGGTGACAAGGAGGCCATTATCTCCGATGCCGAGATAGCCGCGGCGGCGTGGCCAGGGCCGCCCAGGCGTGGCGACCAGATCATCACCACGGCAAGCTCCGGCGTGGCGGCAACCGGGACCGTGCAGGGCGTGGAGACCCGAAACGTGGGCAACAGCACCGCGATGCACGTGATGCAGACGCGGGGGAGCTGATGTTTTCCGAAGAGGCGCTGCAGGGCTTCATCACCAGCCTGACGGTCGACGTGTCGAAGATGAACGCGGTTGCTGCATCCGCGGCCATCGCCGACCTGGCCGCCCGGGAGCGCGACCGGGTGCTGGCGCAACAGGGTGCCCGTTCCGGCATGGCGCCGAACTACAGGCAGATCGTGGACAACATCGAGGGCGCCGCTCTGGAGAGCGTCAAGCCGGATGGCTATGTCATGTTCGCCTGGACCTACCTTGCCGAGGTGGTGCGCGACACCTACCACGCCCTGGTCCTGGCCGCGCCAAAGCTCAGCGGCACGTATGTCAACTCGATCATCATCACCGTGGATGACGTCGAAGTTGCCGTGGACGATATCGACGAGGGAGTTACCAAAGCAGTCATCGTCGCCACGGCACCCTACTCCCGCAAGCTGGAAGTGGGCTGGAAAGCCCATGGTCGCGTGCTTGTCCAGGCCGGGCACCATTATGTCGAAGAGACCGCCATCGTGGCCCGGCGGCTTTCTGGCGCCGTCGCCGACATCCAGTTCGGCTATCAGGACATCGCCGATCCCTGGATTCTCAAAGACCGGCGCGGACACCGCCGGGTGCGCGGCGCCATCGTGGACTATGTGCGCTACCCCGCCATCTTCATAAGCGCGAGGACCGCGTGACTGCCGGCCTGCACCGCACGCTGCGGGACGACATCCTCGCCCTATGGACCGCAGCGGCGATCGATCCGACCGTTCCGGTCTACTGGCGCACCGACGACTTCGAGCCGCTGCCTGATCCGTCAACCGTCCCCCATTTCTTCCGCAACGAGGTCAGCTTCGGCCGGGAAAAGGTAATGGCCTTTGGCGGCGGGAATGGCAAAAACCTCAAGGCGCAGTTCGGCTCTGTCGTCATGCGCCTGTTCACCGCCCGCGCGCTCGGCAGTGAGGATGTGGCACTGGATCTGATGTCCGCCGGACTTGCGGCTTTCCGAAGCAAGCGCATTACGGCGGACGCGCTCGGGAATGACCTGAGCTTCGTCGGAGACGGGTCCGGCTTCGACCAGGGGCAGACAGAAGACGGGAATTGGTTCATGCGTGGGTCCCTGATGGTCTACGAATACCGATTCCTGGGTTAGCGACCGAGCGCTGCGGTGCCAGCGCAATTTGAAGGATGGAGTGTGCCATGCCGTTGGCCGAGGGCGTATCCCAAAGAATTATATACAAGCCCTATGCGACCGGGGTCATCACAGCGAACACTGAGCCTGTCGCAACGGTCGATCCCGGCGTCACCGGGGGAAAGACGCTGCGCCGGGTTTCGTCCACCCTGGAGCTGGCAAAGAACACATACAGCAGCAACGAAATCCGCGCCGACCGGCAGATTGCTGATTTCCGGCACGGCACACGCCATGCCCAGGGCAAAATCGCGGGAGAGCTTTCCCCTTCCAGCTACTTCGATCTTTTCGAGGCCACACACCGGGACACGCGCGTTGGTCCTGTGGCGCTGACCCACACCCAGTACACCAGCATTGCGGCCAGTGCATCGGCATCCACGCTGACGCTGGGCAGCGGCGATGCCGTCGCGCTTGGCCTCACCGCCGGCGACATCATCCGCCTTTCCGGGAGCGGCACCACGGCAAACAATGGAGTCAACTTCACCATCGTCAGCATCGGAGGGGCCGGCAACACTGTGCTGACGGTCAGTCCTCCGCCGGCTGACATGTCTTCCGACACGGCGGTTGGCATCACCCGCCCTGGGTACTCCACGATCGTTCCCGCGACCGGCCAGGTGTCGCGCAAGTTCGCGTTCGAGATTTATGGGTCGGACATCGACGTTAGCCGGCTTTTCACCGAATGCCGGCTTTCCGGCTACACTTTGGCGCTGCCGGCAACTGGGCTCTCGACCTGTGATTTCGATGTCATGGGCCGGGACATGCAGGTGCTGACGGCCGACGCCGCGCCATTCTTCGCTGCCCCCGCGGCTGCCTCCACCACCGGGGTCTGCGCCTCGGTCAACGGCATCCTTGTGCTCGGGGGCATCGCCCAGGGCGTGGTCACCGGAGTCAATCTGGCGATGACCCTGACGCCCACCGCGGCGGACGTAGTGGGGCAGAATTTCCCCGCCGAGATTTTCCTGGGACGCGCGAACTGCACCGGCACGCTCACCGCATATTTCCAGGACGGTGTAATCGTGTCGGACTTCCTTAACGAAAGCGAGGTCGGCCTCATGGTGACGCTCGATGCCAGCAGCGCGGCGGGCGCCGATGCCATCAGTCTCTACATGCCCAGGATAAAGCTCAGCTCGGCGAGCGTGGCGATTACCGGGGAGGCTGGCCAGATCCTCACCGCGCCGTTCCAGGCCCTGCTTTACAACGGGTCGGCTCCCGGTGTGCCAGCCACAACTATCCGCATCGTTGACACCGCGGCGGCTGCGACATGAGCAAGTTTGCCGGCCTCGGGCTCGCCGTCGATACACCCGCCCGCATGTTCATCCTGCACCCGGTCAGCCGACGCCCGCTTGTCAACGCCGAGACCGGAGAGCAGGCGTGGATCGACCTGCTTTCCGCCTCCAGCCAGGCGGGACGCGCGCACGACCGCACAGTGACCGACAAGCAGATCAAAATGCGCGGGCAGCGGTTGCGCGCGGAAGACATCGAGAGCGACTTCACCGAAAAACTCGCCAGGCTGACGAAGGGATGGCTTCTCGTGACGCTGGAAGGCGTTCCCCTTGAGGTGGAGTTTTCGCTGGCGGCGGCGCGCGAGCTTTATGCCATGCCGGAGCTTTCCTGGCTGCGCGACCAGGTGGCCGAGTTCGCGGCCGAACTGGGAAACTACCCGGCGGCTGCGTCGACGAGCTGATTGCCTATGCAGAGCATCAGTTCCGCCTGTCCGTGCGCGGCCCCGATGGTTCAACCGAACGCGAGCACCTGGAAAGCGTGGAGCGCCAGACCGGCAAGCGGCCTCCATCGCTTGACGGCCCTCCCCTTCCGCCCGATGGCGAGCATGTCTGGCGCTGGTTTGTCGCGCTGAGCGGCGGGCGCGGCGGCAACGGCTTCGGGCCAAACCCGATCGGGTGGGTGGATTTGGCGGCGTGGATTTCGCTGACCGGCATCATCGTGCGGCCAGCCGAGCTCGAAGCGATCATGGCGGTGGACAGGGCTTGGATGGAGGTGCAGTCCAAGCCAAAGACGTGATCCGCCGATTGGGGTTTGGAAAAATGGCCGCAGCGATCAGCGCCGAATTGGTAACGATCATCAGGTCCTCGCTTGACGCCTCGGCGTTTCAGGTTGGCGCCAACCTTGTTGATGCCGCCACCAAGAAGATGATCCTTAGCGGGCGTGAGTCCGTTGTCGTCCAGAAGGATCAGCAGAAGCTCTTGCTGGATTCCGGAAAGGCGTTCGACAATTATCGGCGGGGCGTTGACGAAAGCTACAAAAACCTCCAGCGGTTTGTGGACATCCAGACCGCAGCGAACAAAGCCGTCATTGCCGGCCGCACGACGCAGGAGACCGCCCAGCACGTCCTTGACCAGTGGGGCATCCGGTTGGGCGTGGTCTCGTCCGAAATGGCGGACGCAACGCGCAAAACCGAGGAATTTGCGGCGGCGACCAAGGCTGCGGCCACTGCCCAGGCCGAACTCTCCCGGGCATCGGATGCTGCCAACGCGCTGCGCGCCAGCATCGACCCTCTGTTTGCCGCCTCGAAGCGTTACGAGGCGCAGCTTGATCTGGTCAGCCGGGCGCTCGCCACCGGCGTCATCAACGCCGAGGCGGCGGCGCTTGCCACGGAGAGGTTCACGTCAGCTTTCTCGGAGTCGTTCTCCCCGCTTGGCAGGGGCATTTCCCTCGTTAACCAGTTCACCACGGTCCAAGCCGAGGCCGCCCGCCGCACGGAAGCCACCACGGCTTCCATCCGCGCCCAGAGCAACGCCCAGGCCGCATACGCCGCCCGCCGCACCAGTGACGGCCCGGACCAGCTCCGCACCGGCGGAACGGCTCCTGACCCCCTCTCTGGCGAGGACTATGCCAAGCGGCAGGCTGACCTCGAAGCCTATGCCAAGGCAATGGAGGATCTGCGCGCAAAGACCGATCCGGTCTACGCCGCCAGCAAAGCCTACGAAAAGCAGCTCGACCTTGTGACCCAGGCGCAAAAGACCGGCGCGATATCGGCCAGGGCAGCCGAGCTGGAGATGGAGCGTCTGACGGCGGCCTATGCTGCGAGCCACGCCCCGCTCGATGGTCTGTTGCTGAAGACCCGGCTTCTTTCAGCTGCCGAAGATGAGATGACCCGGCGCATGATCGCCGCGGAAACCGCGCAGCGAACGTCCAGGAACGCGCTGGCGTCTGCCAACTCGCGCACCGGAACGGCGGCTACCAACCCCCTCTTCGGAGTGGACTTTTCCAAAGTGCAGGCTGACACCGACGCGTACGCGGCGGCAATGGACCGCCTGCGCGCCGCAATCGACCCAGTGTATGCGGCGAGCAAAGCCTACGAAATGGAGCTCATGGCGGTAGCGAACGCGCA